CTAGTGACGCGTCCCATCATTTTCGTGCTCATTGCAGAGATACCACTCCAATCTATCCATTGGATACCATCTGCCCTTGATCTTCACGCGACCATACTCGTCGATTTTCTCAACCATGCCGATTACATGCCGTCCGGAAAGAATAACATCGACCGGAACCTTAAAATTATGGGCAATGATCAGGTACTCTTCCACGCCGTCCGCCCCCCCCCCCAAAAAAAAAGAACGTTTGTTGGTATTATAATACGAACGTTAGTTCCCCACAACAGGAGAAGTATTTCCATATATCGAAATTATAATCAGGAGGGTAACGTATGGATGTCAAAGTAATTAATCACGCCTTTTTACATGGCCTGATTGTCGAGGTGTGGCAGAACGGTGAATTGATCGGAGGTGGTAAAATCGTTGAACATACGAAGGATTTTATTCGGCTGGACGATGGGGATTATTACTTTAAGACTAGATGTGAAGTGCAGATAAAATAAAATCCCTCATGATTGGGAATCATGAGGGATACCACTTATACACTTAGCAACTTTTTTCTTTCCGTAACCTCAAAAGAAAAACGTCGTTTAATCATATCGTTGATCTGACTGATCGTGTCCTTAAATATAAGGTTTGTTTTGATGTATTCAAAACTAAATTCACGGAGCAACTCAATCAGTGCCGAATTTACAAATGAAGATGTAACGCTGTCGATTCCTTTGAAGGACAAAACAACTTTCACACCTTGATCAAAATAAGATTTGATCTGTTTGTAAATCTTTTCTCCGTCAAGATTGGAGTAGCACCGATCAACGATGTTCGAGACGAAAAGTGTTACCACTCGAATTCCTCCTCACTGTCAAGAATATTACCAATTGTATCGGTTTTAAATACAATTTCAATAAGTGTTCCTGGGTAAAACCCATCCGCCCTTAACGGTAACTTGCCCACTTGAGCGCCGTTATATGTACAATTAAGTATACCACTATTGGAATGTATGTAAACACCACCTTGGTTATTTTTTACAACATTGTATATCAAGGTGTCAAGACCAGCTCCTCTATTTTGAGGATTGCTTTTTGTCGAAACGCCTTCCTCGCTGGCTTTTTGAAGTGCTAGGTGATCAGAAAGCGACGGATGAATCTTTTGAATGTTGTATGGAATCCCTACTCCAAAATCAGAAATTGCAACAACAATGCAATTGTTTCTAGGGTAATGTTGTGCTGTAACACATCCTATGTTCTCTTGAGAGTGATCATTAATATTATTGAAAATTTCTTGTAGGCACACTTTAATGGTTGAAAGAGCTCTAGTTGATACATTCAATTTTAACGACAACCAATAAAGTATCTTTTCGAACCAGCGATAACTTTCTTGATAAGTCACGAGTTCAAGTGGAATTGTAGTATTCCTAGGTTTTGCTGTCGGTCGGAACTTTTCTCCTACGTACCTTCTGAAGAATAAGGAATCATCCAAGTATCTTAATGACTCGCGCGAATTTAAATCGCTTGGTGTTCGGTATGTCAGATGAACACCTTTTTTTAGGAGCCATTCAGTAACGTTGCTCAATACTGTCACACCAACCGGCTCTATAAACCCTAAAGTGCTGAAATTTAGGATTACCTTTTCAGACTTCGGTAATTGGTCTTGATCAATGATATCGCCGATTAATTGGTACATTGATGCGCGGTTAAACCTACCAGGCAGAAAGACTTCCAAGAGATTACCTTCTTTTCATCATTATTCTGCCATATTATACAGTTATATTTTTCCTATTACAATAAACATGTGTTATTTCTTTAATAACAATCAAACAATGCTTCTTATCTTATAGGTGGCAATCGTACGACAAACAAAAAAAGCCCGAGAGTCTAAGCCCCCGGGCTGAATCATCACAGTGCGCCTTTCCCAAACCCTTGCATCCGCAAAGACACGGCCAAAGCCCGCCAAAAATCCGTCGTGCCGACCGGATCGCTCATGCGCCCGAGTACGCTCGGTTGGCCTACTCGCTCAAATTCCGATATAAACCATTTAGGGGCCGGAATGGCCTCCTTTGCTGCGGCCAACTGCATTGTGAGCGTCGTTACCGCACTCTCCAGTTCGTTCACCTTTTTGCCCATTTGCTCGAATTTCTTACGTTCCGTATCTGTCATCGGTTGTTTCTCCTCGTTTATGGTTTTGGTGAAAATCCAATACTGCCGCGCCTGCTCCTTGAATATGGACTCGTCTGCCCGAACCTTCCCGTCGTTGCGCGTCCCCTGGTCGACCAACCGACCGTACTTGGTATTGTCATGGTTGGGGTCGTGGACCTCGATCATGCGCCCGTTGATCCCAACGAGAAGGATGTAATGCCCCCCGCCCGTAAAGTCTCCCGGCCCCATAGAAGCAATAACGAGCGCCCCCAAGGAGAGCGCCCGTTTTACTTCGTCCAGGCTTCCGACCTGTTTGCATTCAATCCCGTAATACTCGGCTGCCGCTCTAAAGTACGCCCATGCTGTACCGCTGTTTGCCGTCCTGTATCCACGATCAACGGCCCATTTGGCTGTCTCGGGCGGCGTAATGGTCTTATCTCTCCAAGTGGCCGTGACCATTGCCAGGCATGTCGGTCCGCAAGCGGATGTGCCGATTGTCTGCTTAGGATCGTTTCGGATCGTATACGGCGTGTTGGCCCATCGCTTGTCCTCTTGGCTGTAGTAGACAGGGTTATTTGCCAACCTTCCCGCCTCCTATCATATTTGTCGTCCTTTCCGCCTTTGCTTTAATTTCGGATGAGACATATTGCAGCACCGAATTCGGTATCCAACGGCCCCAGCCTGCGCGGGCAGAATTCGCCGTCATACTCTCCCAGCTGTGGTAAGTGAGCATCAAGGTCAGTCCGTAAAATGCTACTCCTGGTTGCTGGATGCCGAATGCGGATGACGACACCTTATCAAGCAGCATTCCGATAAACGGGATGAAGAGCAGAAACGCGGTTCGGAGCGCGCCGGTCTGCCCGTATTCGCTGCGGTACGAATTTGTTTTCTTTGCTGCAGCAGTGCCTGCTATCCAATCCGCAACAACTACAGCGAAAAATAGAGCGAACACCCAAAACTTTCCACTGTTCAACGCTCGATCTAATAGCGGTGCTAAGGCGGCCCCTACAGCACCGAAGAATCCATTTGTGGGTTTCAGCAGTGTTTCCAAGCTGAATACCGATTTTATAAACCTTTGCATCCTGTTCCCCTCCAATTAAATAGGCCCCACTTGTTAGCAGGGCCTCACTCATATTCAATTCCGGTAATTTCGGTGAATTGTTGCGGTGTAATCCACCCCTTATCAGCTACCGCTCGACGCAACGTCACTTCGTCCAACTTCCCCGAATCCCATAGTCTCTTCAACGATAAGAACATATTACGAACCTCCAAATAATGAATCAAGTATTAAAGCGTCAATTATCTCCTGCTGATCGTCCAATCGCTTTTGAATTACTTCGTCCGGATAGAGCGGGCGATCAACGGCCTCATACCATTGCTCTTTGGTATCCACATTTACGTACCAAATATATGATTTGCCCAGTTCCCTTGTCGGCTCTTCCGGTCTCTCAGATACAATTACGCCTTCATTAAGATTTATTTCGGAGTCTTCTCCTAACAATGCAACGTTGTAAACAGCATTCACTTTCAATACGTTCTCATTTACGAGAACACCCTTCAATAACAATTCCATTGAGATCCCCCCCCCCATTATCTTTGTACGATTCTTACATAACCCTGATTCCCAAAATGCTCATAGGTAATTGGGCTATTTCCAACCATCAAATAATCTTTTAAATGGTCTCCGGTAATAACCTCACCTGCATGTGTACTGACGGCTCTCTTGTGTGCCCCCCAAATAAACGCGCTGTTTTGTCCCCAAACATAGTCTTTTGCTCTAATTGACTGAGCAAAATACCAATCTGCGTAAAAGGCGACCAAGTTGAATCCACCAAAACTTCCTGCCGAGTCAGCATTTCCTGATGAAAATGTGACGAGTATCCTCCTATATGCAGGATCAAACCATACGTTTGCAGGTGTCGCTCCTAATTTGACTAAACTGCTAGTCCCGTTATCCGTGCCAGCTAAACTGAGAATCCTGAAATGGTTTTGATATGTCGCATCAGCGCTGGTGAATGCTACAAACAAGCCATGCCAAATGGGCGCATCTAGATACTTGTATAAGCACATACCCGCGACACTTCTCAACTCGCTGCCAAAGGACAGGTCGGCTCCGTCGTTAGGTCTTATCCGTCTCAATGTGCTTGGGTTTGGTCCTGCTGAAGCATGTCCAACATATATGGTTCCAGCGGTATCCACTTCTAACCCCTTAACAGCACCGTACCCACTACTAGGTGATTCCCACATAAGGTATCCCGATGCATTCAATCTGGCTACTGTTCCGTCAGCGAAGCAGCATATACAGCCGCCATCACTATACCCTTTAACAAATTCGCAGGGCGATGAAAAATTGTAGGTCCAAATAAGAGTGCCTGACCTCTCAAACTTACGTACGCCGTCTGTCATACCCGCATATATGTTACCAGATGCGTCCAAATCAATGAGGATTATCCCGATTTGACTGGGCAGCTCCCAAACAAGCGCACCAGTATTTCTAACCACCCTGCGTAATCCAACGTCAGGTGCTTGAATACTAGACCCGTATAACAGATAGGTGCTACTGCTATTATACGACTGAGGGTCAATGTACACTCCAGACGACATCAAGCTATTTGGAGCTGTGATGGCGTTCGGAACAAATTTAACTCTATTCATCCCCAACTGATCCCCGTTACCAATTGTCTTGGTGCTTGTCCCTGTAGCGTTGTAGTATGCCCCCGCAGAATAGGTCTTTCCGCTTGCAACGTCTGCTGGCACTGCATTTCCCGGATATACGATTTGTGCCATTTTAAGCCTCCCTCACCGTCGCAGATACATACACCCGGTTGGCTACATTTGTCGTTATTTTTATGTTTATATCATACGTGCCAATATGATTAAAAAAGGCTTGTGGCAACGAGTAACTACCGATTGCAAATGCTTGTGCGGGCATTAAAACAGTTGTCTGTGCACCTGATGCATCACGATATTCGAGGATTAAGGAGACGTTAGTCGATCCGGTAACAACACGAAAATAAACGCCCACAATATAATTACCAGATTCCGACGGTGTGTGGGTTAAAATAATAGTCGCTGATGTGCTGTCTACTAGTCGTTCATAAACGTTTATGGAGGACGATGTTGGCAGGCTGTTATCCACGTACGACTTAGTTGCAATGTCGTCAGCATCAAGAGGGTCAGTAACTTTAGCTCGGCCAGTTGGATCACGAATCATTAAGCGCTCTGGATCAGCCGTAACAGTTGCGCCGTGAACATTATAAGCATCACTATGATAATCCAACGCCTCTTGCACTACCGCAACGCGAGCGTCAACAGCTCCCGCCGTAACGTATACCGACGGGTCGATGCTGGCCGTCACGTTCGACGCTGTGCCGACCGTCGTCACAAGCTCAACTTCCTTCTCCACCACGTCGCCGCCGCCTGCGGGTGGCACATATCCGGCAAATACCCCGGCGTTGGCGTAACAATAGAGGATTTCGCCGTCGTCCGGATCGGTCGCATATATGCCAATCTCCCGAAGATAAAAGCCGACGGATAAATCGGCGTTAGACAAAGCAGAGCCAACGATCGCCTGTCCGTTACCTTTTACGCGAATGCTCGTAATCGGTAAGCTCAGCACTTCATGGATTAATCCATTGAGCTGCTTGATATCTCCTGAATAGTGCCCGTCGCCGATGCCAATGCGGGTATATTGCAACTCGGCTCCGATCTGAGCTTTAGCTTGCAGATTCAAGCCTCTTTGCGTAAATTTGAGTCCGTTAAATGCGCTCAAGGCAACCCCTCCTGTGTCAGCTTGATTTTGTCGCCCGTGTGTACTGCCGTGCCAAAATAGACCGGCGTATTTTCGACCAGTCTAATAATGACGCTGTCCAGCCAGCTCCGCGCGTTTTTGACGGAATTGACTGCCCACAAAAAGCGATCGGCGTGCTCCGTCGTCGCAGAAAAGTTCGATGTAATGACCCGGAAATAGCCCCGCTGACCCCCGTACGCGAACCATTCCTCGACTTCGCCGTCCCCGAATATTGTCGTCATCAGCTCTTCCACGGCGGACGGCGTACCCTTGCGCCGGTGCCAGTCATAGCTATTTTGGACGAGCTCGCGTCGCTGCTCAAACGGAAGTGTCGGGTCATAAAAGTCCACATGCCACTGCCAGGCTAACTCATCCGTTTCATCTGGCGTCAATTCGTCCAGCCGGTCGAAGTAGGAGAGTTTACGAATTGAAGCCGTGATTGCCTGAAGCTCGGCATCGATCGCCTGAGCCGCAGCGCTGACTTGCGGATCGAACCGCAAATGAGACGGCAACACATCCAGCAGACTCGCGCTCTGAAGGTTAATCATCGACCAATCCCCCAAACGTAACCGTGACCTCACCCGCAATCGCGACCGAATTGACGTCTACAACCGCGTACGCCGGGCTGATCACATTGGCGCGATAGGCTCCCGCTGCCATCATGCGGCCGATCAGCTCCGAGGGGTTAATGTCCCGCCCGAGCTTGGAGCGCTGCCATAGCAGATAGTTACTTACCGCATGATCGACATTCGCCTGGATCGCCGTCGCTTCCGCCGCTTTGTCGATGTGTATCCAGTACGTCAAATCCACGTCGTATGCCACGACGGACGGCGCAGCGACCGTCACGAAGTCTGTTAACGGCCGGATGGTTACAGAGCTGCACGTCTCATCTACCGCGTCCAACACTTCTTGACCGGGAATTTCCCCGCCCGCAAGGAGTGGGACGATTCGTACCTCCATGGGAGCCGGGGAAGTCACAGAGACATCGATAATGGCGGCACTGGCCGTCTTCGCCCAATATTTATAGGCACCGGCCGGACCGGCCACCGAAAAGGACTCGGGTGCTTCGTGGATACGATTGCGATAGGCGTCATCCGCTTCCAGGTCCGCTCCACCTTCGCTCGTCGTCGTGTTGGCGACGCTGGCGACAAACGCGATGGGGTCGACCAGGACATTGATTTGACCGGGTAGAAACCCGTTGCCTACCGCCCCCGCCTCCATACAAGCTGCATCCGCATCTACAAATAAACTGCCGGGCGGCACCTCGGCGTACGCCGTCGTCGCATAATACACAGCGGGTCCGCCCGCCGAGCTCGCCCGCGTACCTAGCGGGATGCTGACGGCCGAAGCCTGCGCAGTGGATAACGTAAACCGCAGCGTGACACGTGCCGGAGCGGCCGGTATACGAGGTGTGCGGGTAAATGCACCCATATGATCCAACACATCGCCCGGCGCGTATCGCAAATAATTGGCTTTGGCGGTCAGGTTGATCAAGGCGCGCTGCTGCACTAAAAGCAGCGCCTGACTCTGCAGAAACAGTCGTAGCGGATCTCCCGGATACAAGGTGCGCCCTAAAATCCCCTCGACAACGGTCACCATTTGATTCAGCGTGCCCGTCACTTCTTCGTCAACAAAATCGATTTCGGGCAAGTCAATGAGCGCCATTATCCAGCATCCTCCTCTCCGATCGTGATTTGAACCGTAGGCTGCAACAAATGGTTTGCCTCGTCTCCCTCAAAACTGACTTGTACAACCGTTGCACGTGGTTCGTATGCTTGCACGGCTGCAATGATTAAACTTGTCAGCCGCGCTTGCGCGATCGCCATCGGCTCATCGATTGCACCGGAGGCCAGGCCAAACGCGCGATCAAGTGGGAGCTCTCCTTGTACCGTACTCAAAATCATGCGGACATTCTGTGCGACTTCCTCTTCCAGCGTGGCCGGAGCGAAGTGAATCGGCGTCCTTGTCTGAGAGACTTCGATCATGTTTTCTTCACCACGTATTCCTCCAGAGTTAGAGCGGCCGTTCCAACCACGACATTGCCCGCTCTATCGACGATGTTATAGGTTAAGGCGAGCGAAGTGATGACCCACAAGCCAACGCCGAGCCCTTTGCCGCCGATCGTCAGCGGCACGGCTTTCCCCTTGCGCTCCAGCGAGACGAGCTCGTCCATTTCCTTGCGTGGATTTATTCCATAGCGGGTGTCAAATCTCATGTTGAAGGTAATGACGTCCAGTCCCGGCCCAAGATGCTGCGAGAGCGGCTTTCTGCCCAACACCTCATGTTTGGCCCATCTTCCCGCGCTTGTTCGGGTAAACTCATCAAACGTGCGCAGGGTATCGGCTGTTGCCACAAAAACCACTGATCCGAGAGAGCCGATCATGGATTCAGTCCCCCGTGCGTAATCGTTCCGCTGACGTTCAAATTGCCGTTAATGGTCACGTTCCCGCCGATCGTCGCTCCGCCTTGAATGTGGATGTCGGCCCCGAACGACGCGTTGCTCTCGATTTGCACCTCGCCCACCGCCTTGATGTGCAGCGCGTTTGTCGCTTTGTCGAAGTACACGTAACTCCCGCCCGGGAACCATGTGCCCACTCGATCCGGATTGGTTTGCGGCGGCGCTATGTCCTCCATGTAGTAGGTGCCCAAGCAAAAACCTATCTGTATCCCATTGCCTAGAAAGAGACAAAGCACGCTATCGTTTACAGCCGGGAGCGTGTAGTCGCCGCGCTGCAGGAGGAGCGGCAGTTCGTCGGAGACCATGCCCTCTTGATCGGGGAAGCTCACCCGAACCGTACAGCGCTTTGCGTCTACGGTGGAGACCACGCCAGCCCGGATCATATTTTTGAAACTGTTCACCCTTACCACCCCAATACTCGCCGAATCTCAATCTGCGTGGTGTACCCACCTGAACCGACTGTATGCGTCGCCCGCTCAATGATGTATTTGCCATCGTATCTCCCCCAGCCGTCTATCACGACCGTTGATCCTGCCGACAGCCGCGTGTCTCCGGCCAGAGACAAGCTCGCCTTTCCGAAATTCTTGTTCTGCTCCCGCAGGCGGTTCTTCGCCACGCGAAGCGCCTCGGCCTGTGAAGCGACATTTTCATTCAGCCGCAGCACCGGCCCGGTTTTGGGCGCTCCAGGCGGCGTATAGTCCACCTTGATTTCCTTCTTCGCCTTGGGCGGCTTGTACGTCAAAATGGAGGCCCGGTAGACCGCGTCCGTCGCACTCCAGCCAAAGGTATACCCCAGCACGTTATCGACGCCTCGTTTGATCGTCGCCACCGGCTTGCTCGCCTCGTACTGACGCTCGTCAAACAGCACCAACTTGCCTCCACTCACCTTGACGGCGATGCATTCCTTATTGCAGAGATCCAGTAAAAAAGCAAGGTCGGTTTGCTCGGTCTGGTCCAGCCGCTCGTATTGCGGATTATCCTTGACCTCATACACGAGCTTCAGTTTGGCGCGAATAGCGATTTCTTGCGCGATCGCCTGAAGCTTAAACTTCTCCCAAGCCTTGCTGCGCTTCTCGCTGCGGGCGGACGTTCCGGCAGGCAGCGACAGCGCCTTGATCGATACGACATCGGGCGGGCCGTTGATATCGACGGTGTCCACCTCAAACGTCCCGCACGGCAAGGTTTTGGTTTCCCCCGCCTTCTCCCAATTGACGGTTCGGATGGATGCCTGAATGACATCTCCGGTATCCGGGTTCCAGGGGCCCTGCCACCGATTCAGCACGTCCTCGACGTTCAGCTGCACGTCATCCACGCTGCCGGACGGATTATCGCTGTACGAAAAATCAAGCAGCGATTCCGCCAGGGATGCGCTGATGTCCTTGCCATTGTAGGTCACAGCAACCTCTACTCTTCGCGCAAGTTGTTCGGTCATCTCAATCCCTCTTCCACGGCGGCAGGTCTTCCGACACTTCTTCGGGCGCTTCTGGCACGGCAAGGACGACACCCGCCGAGAATATAACCGTTCGTGCATGCTCCGGATTGGCTCGGATCAAGCGCGTCATCAGCGATTCCCTCCCGTAAAGCTTAAAAGCGATCGTATCCCATGTATCGCCTTGCGTTGTCGTGTAGTTCATCCAAAAGCCACCCGCCTCTGCTGCTGTTTCCAAGCCGCAAATTCTTGCGCGAAGTCGCGCCTCGTCTGTGCCTCCATCTGCTGCACGGCCGCTTTGTCGGCATTGCCGTAAAAGTTGTATATCGGGTTGAAGTTAATATCTCCCGAGCCGCCCTCGCCGCGCATTCCAAGACTCTCACCGGCCGACCGCCACAAGCTGCGCGATCGCTCGGAATTGTTCTCCGGAATGATCCATTCGTTCGATTTCCCTTCACCGACCCAGGCAAGCTCTGGCTTGGTGACGTATCCACCATCAGCGTATCCGCCAATCTTTTTGATTTCCGGGATGCTGAAGCCGAGGGATTCGCCGCCGAAGCCCGGCACCCACTCCGGGATGTCGATGCTGACCTTGTTAATGCCGCGAATGGCGGCGTTGATCGCATCGATCGCGAGGTTGATCGGGAAGGTTAATGCAGCCCCCAGTGTGTCGAAAATCCCCGTAAAGATGCCTTTGACCCCCGTCCACGCCTTCTCCCAGTCGCCTGAGAAGACGCCGGTAATAAAATCGATCACGCCCCCGAAGATGTCCATCGCGCCGCTCAGCACGCCGCCGATCGCATCAAACGCGCCGGTTACGATGTTTTGGATAATCGGAAACACATAATCGAAAGCTGCAAACAGGTCGTCCAGTGCTGGCTTAACAAAGTTCCAGATGGACGAAATGGCGGCTCCGATTTTATCAACGACGCTGGTGATCTTTGGCAGAAGCATCGAAATGATATTGGAAATCTGCGGGAAAACGGACGTCGCCAGGAACTTGAAAATCTTGTCCAGAATCGGCCATAGCTTGCTCTGGAAGTAAGCGGAAATCGGCATCACGAAGGAAATGATTTTGCGTGCGACCTGCTGGATCGTGCCCGCGATCTTAAAGACAACGGGTATAAGCAGCTTAAAGATTGACCCGATGGAGCCGACAACGCCCATAACGTGCGGCTCGATGTCCGACCAAATCTCTTTCACCGCATCCATGTACGTGGCTGCGGTTTCGGCGACTTCGCCGAATATGCCCTTGGCCATCGATACGACCCCGTCGCCACCCATACCCGACCAAAGTCCGGAAAATTTATCTGCAATCCATTCGATTGTCGGGCCGATTTTGGCAAACACGCCCTGAATGGCTGGGAGCTTGTCCGTTAACCAGTCACTAAAACGCTGTGCGACGGGGAGCAAAGCCTTGGTCATCGGAAGAATAATCCCCGTTTGCAGGTTACGGCCAATGCCCTGAAACGCCTTGCCGAGTGTGTCGTATTTGACTTTCGCCAACGCGTCCATGCTCTTTTTGGCCGAGTCGAATCTGCTCTGAGCAACGCCCATCGCCTTAACGACATCCGCTTCCAAGTCTTCAAACTGCGTGCCGAACAACCCGACGCCGATCGTGTTTTTCTTCACCGGGTCCTCAATCGCGGAGATTGAGGCGACAATATCTTCGAAGGCTTTTTGCGCTGCAGAACCGCCTTTCGCGAAGGTTTGCGACATCTTTTCGGCGTTCAAGCCCAGCATTTTATAGGATTCAACCGATGTCGCTGACATATCTTTGGAGCGAATGTTAAACTCCTTGATCGCATCCCCGACTTTATCCAAATTAAATGCGCCAGCCTCGAGGCCCGCGCTGAAGGTATCAAACATCTGATCGCCGGTAAAGCCGAGCTTCGCAAAATGCGGCGCGTACTCATTTGCTGAATCTAGCAACTCACCCGATTTATTCAGCCCTTGTTGTGCGCCCTGGGCCATCAGGTTAAAGGCTTGATCCGAAGTGATGCCGAAGTTACGCATCATCGTGTCAGCCGCTTTGATGGACTCTGTGACATCCTCCCCGAACGTATCGCGATAGGCAATCGCGTTTCTGGTGGTCTTCTCCAGATCGGCTCCGGACAGCTTGGTGACCTGTCTGACTGTACCTACCGCCTCCGCGAGATCATACCAGGACTCTCCAAGAGACTGATTGTAAAGAGACTCGGCGATCTTGCTAAAATCCTTCATCTGGTCCTCGGAAGCACCGGTAGAGGCTTTAATTTGCGCCATGGCTGTCTGATAATCGTTCGAAAAGGAGAAGACCGCTCCCCCGGCCAAAGCAGCGCCGCCAACCAGCGCAACGCCACCGCCAGCAATAAGCGCCCCTGCGCCGATCAGCGATTTACCACCAACGCCACCCGCTCCACCATGGCCGCCACCGCCAGCACCGCCGCCGGATGGGCCGCCCATGCCTTGAATGTTGCGCATTTGACGCTCAAGCCGCTCGATATCGCGGATGTAATCGCGCATGTCGTTCCCGAACAGATTCCCCGGCATTCGAAATTGCCCAATCTGCCGTAACGTCTGAAGTAAGCTTTTCGCATCCGTTGCCGCCGCCCGCAGTTCTGTGTTCATGCTCGTGAAGATGCCGGCCGGAACCGGCGCGGTCCGAATGCCCCTCATCTCGCGTTCTAAGTCTCTTAACCCGTCTCGCAAGGGGTTGACCATATCTCCGGAAACTCGGATGGCATTGAGATCCCGCGCTCGCCGCTCGACCTCTGTCAAATCGTGCAGCGTCCGCGTCATCGCAGCGTCATAGGACCCTTCCAGCTTGGCCGCCAGCTCGAACGCAATTTTATAGATTTTCCCCGCCAGTTCACTCACCTCTTTTCCTGGTTGGCTTTGGCGGCCTCGAACCAGTCATCCAGCTCTCTGATCGGCAGACTCAAAAAGTAAGGGATTGGCGTGTACAACGCAGCAGAAAGGGACGCCACTCTCCTGCGCAGGAGGTGCGTCCCTTTGTCTTCAGCCAATCCTAGCCGAGCAAAAAATTTTGAGCCAATAGCGAGATTTTCGAAAAATCGTTTGCCGAAAGCTTATAGATCAGTTCGACCGGCCGCTTCGCCGCACGCGCAACGACAAAAGCCAAATAGTGCTTCGAAAACTCTTTTACAGGAGCAACCTGCTGACTCCTGCCGACAGCGGCCTCGTACTGCCGCTCCGCGCTCAAAATGTCCTCCGATGAGAGGTCGTCGAAATCGAGGGTCAGTTCCGTAATCTGCTCGCCGTCAAATTCGATCGGCTTGCGCAGGACAAAACGGTTATCCAATTCCTTGTTTTCCATGGTCATCCTCCTTTATTTGCCGAGCGCGGCGCGTTCAGCAGCGAGATAGTCTTTGCCGTTAATGATGCAGATGCTGTTGAATTTGTCGATTTCGGTTGTCACTTTGCCGTCGTGAATGATCTTGAGATACACCACTTCCAGCTCGTTGCTCGTATCCGTCGTCGCACCAACTTCGAATTTTCCGAGATTCAAAGTCTTCGGAATGGCGCGAACGGATACTTTAACCGGCACGCTGCTATAGGTGCCCAAAGCGGAATCCAAAACCTGTTGCGCTGCCCGGAAATCAAGGGAATGAAGCTCGGGCGCATTGAGTTCAATCGAAGCAGGATCAACCGTACGCCAGTTCAGCGTACAAGTCATCGAACTGAAGTGTCCGATCGTCGGGCTGTCCACCTCGCCTGCAATACCTGCACCTTTAATCGTCTCCGTCAGCGCCTCCAAGTTCGGGAGTTCCACGTCTGCGGTTCCGAGGTAGGTAGAGCCATTGCGATAAACCGAATAGCCCGTAATTTTCTCGGGAATTTTCATGCGGGTTTGTCCTCCTTATGCGAACAGCGAGCCGAGATAACTCGGATCGTATTCGAGAATGAAGTTCATTTCCTGCGCCGGTCCTGGCGGGGCAATATGGACGTGGAAGCGAATGATTCCCGCGAGCAGGTCGGTCATCGGGTTCTCCGAGGCGTTAAACTCCACGCGGCCGCCGAGCAAAGCGCCCGACGCCGTGAGACCGTTCAGCCAGTAGTTAATCGAGTCCGTGACCGTCTCGATCAGCTTTTTATTCGTCGGGTCGTCAACCTTTTGCCAGTACGTCAACACAATGCTCGTCCTGATCCAGTTAAACATGCGGCGAATGGGGATAAAGGCGTCTTTTGCGTCCGTGTTCGCGGGATAGGCCCCGGTATTGTTGCCCCACAGCTTCCAGCCGCCCACAAAGTTCAGCGCGGTCACGATACCCTGGCCGTTCAAGTAGGCAGCCTGATCCGGACCGAGAAACACCTCGCTGCCGTCCGCGACCACCGCCCCGTTCGCCTTGAGCGCCTTGTTGGACGGTGAAGCGTACGGAATGCCGCCGTATGCAGCGTCCGTTGCGCCGATCGCCCCGGCCGTTTGTGTCGAGAGGTGATAGTGCTTGTCGCCCAGCTTCACTTTCGGCCAGCCAACCACCTGCAGCGTCGACGTATAAGAATTGTCATTTTTCCAAGCTGGAACAGCCGTATAAAGCGCCTCTTCCCCGGTCGTTGGTGCATCCGTCAAGGCAAGCGCCTGGAAATGACCGTTGATGTTGCCTGCCTTGGCCACCATCACCGCCGCGACCGTCGGGTCCTGCGCATAGCCCGGTGCCAAAATCAGGCTCGGCACCAGTCCAAAGCGCGGGAAAACTTGATTGATGAGCTCAAGCCCCGTCAATGCGCCGGTTGCTCCATCCACGCCGCCGATCACATCGGCTGCTTGGATTGCTGCCGGATCAAGCTTGTCGTAGCTGATTTTCAGCTCGGTCGCAATCGCCGGAATCGAGCCGGTCGCCTTCCGGGTGACGATCACATGGCCGTCGCTGTCAAACGCGGCCGTGTAGTCGGTGCCCGCAACATACGTTGTCTCCCCGTCGGCCGATTTGACACTAAGCGAGGACAGGATAATCCCCTTGACCGCGAGCTTTGCCGCCCCCGAGGTCACCGTTACATCCGCTGCGGCTACCGCCGTTTTGTGGTCAGCCGGATCGAGTACGTTGATCAGCACCACCGGGGCCAGCCCGAATAAGCGAAAATGCGAGTCTATAAACTCGCAAAGCGTGTACGAGGCGAAATCATCCGAATAGCCGAATGCCGCGACCGCCTCCGCGAAGGAATACACAAGCACCGGTTCGTTTACCGGAGTCTTTGCTCGCTTCGAGAGGTTGACCGGCGCGGTGCCGACCACAACGGGAATCGCTGAGGCCACTTGCGCAGGGGCGACAATAGAGGTCGCCTGCTCTTGAATCGTTACGCCGTGTGCCATGTTACACACCCTTTCCGCTCAAGACTTTGAGCGATTGATACGCTTCATATTGCGGCGAGCCCGCCGCTGCAATGCGGTCATGCGTCCGAGCAATCTCGGACAAAGGGACAATCAGGTCATCGATTTGCGGATGCTTGTCCCGCAAATCCGCCAAGTGCCCCGGAATGCTCCCCCGGAACACCGTTGCAGTGGACAGGCGTCCACCCGGCAGGTTCGGCCCCAAATAGATGAGATGCAGCGGCGGTGCTTCCTTTGCAGCCTTTCGAATCTGCTTCGGGGCCGCCTGCTCTTGGTTTTCCTCTTTCATATGCCTTCGACCTCCTCGGTAATTGTGGGCAGTATCCACGTCGTTTTAATCTTGCCGATCCACTCCGGATAGGGCTGATCCTCGAACAGCTCCCATTCATAGGGCAGTTCGAGGCGAAATTGACGATCCAACACCCGCGTTTTGAACAACGCGGTCTGGATGCGGTCAAACAGCATCAACACGTCCTTGAACCCATCCTCGGCCTCGCATTTGGTGCCGAGGATCAGGTTCACGACAACCGGATTGCCGTCCGCTCCCGTGCTCCCCTTATGAATGCGAATAATCACATAGGGAAAATCTTCCGCATCGGCATTCGCGGAGGTCAGCTTCGGTAAATATCCCTCGTAAACACGGGGGCGGACGCTGACCCCGTCAGCTAATAACGGCTCAAGGAAGGATTTGATCGCCTGGCTTAATAGGATGGGTGTCGACATGGCCTATCACCTCAAAATTCGGTTAATTTCGTGGTCCAGCCGCTTCTCCATACGCTCTTCAGCCTGCTGCTCGATGTGCCGAATGACCTGCGGCTCGTTCAGCAGCACCGGAACAGCCGGGCCAAATAGCTCCTCGATCGGCAATTCTGGCCGATGACCCTTGGCATTTAGCACACGCGGCTTCCCTTGTCCGGTCGGCTTCTGCCGTTTCATCACGCGGAGCCTGCTGGAGCCGAGCAAAAGGTAAGCCGGACCAATTTTTTTGGTGTCCCCGCGCCTGACCGCCACTTTGACCGTCTTCGGCCGCTTTGGGTTGGGCTGCTTCGGCGTCAGCTTGAAATGGGTCAGGGGCAAATTACGCCCCTTGGCCTTGATCTCCACTTCACCCGCTCCGGAAGGGGACAGCACAATGCGCAGCGCATCTTTGACATCCGCTGCCTTGATGTTGTACGTTTCCCGCACCTTCCGGCTGGCTTCGGTCATAACGCCCTGGCCGACGCGATTGAGCGCTTTGGACGCTGCCGCTTGCATGTGCTCCTTCGCGGCTTTTACGCCCCGCTTCGCTTCCCGCAGTCCCTCAGTTCTCAATCGCGGTTCGCCTCCAGTACGATTGCATACACCCCATCTTCGTCTGAACATCTCGAAACTTCGTAAAGCGCTCCGTCGACTTTCAATTCCATGCCCTCTCGCGGCCGGAAACCGAGTTCAGACGGGGCGACGAATAACACCTTACGCACCAGCGAAACCCCCTCGGCATAAACGAGGGGGTGCTGGTTATCGCTATTTTCGTCGATCACAGCACGCACTGGTCGGCCGTCGATCGTATGTGTATCCGCAAACTCATCCGGATTCAGGAAGAGGTCGACGTCTTGCGCGAGTACATCCTTAAAGCTGGGCATTGCGTCTTCCCCTGGGCGGCTTGTCGCTTTGGCCGCCTTCGCCTTCGCCGCTTGGCGGGACCGCTTCTCCGCCCTCTGCGTTGACAGGGTCAATCTCCTCGATGTGCCCGCCCGCTTGCAGTTGCGCAATCACATCCAAGGGCAATCTCCCCCGAACGTTATCGCCAACCTCATAAAGACGGCCTCCGTAATTGAGTGGCTGGGTGAGTATGAGCATTAGTCCTCGCCTCCTGGATCCGGAGCAGCAGCGCCCTCGTTTTTGAACATCCCCCGGCTGTCAAGCAGCGTCACGCCGTAGTCGAAGTAAATGCGGAAGTTGATGCCCAGCCGGTCGAACGGAATGTCCGTCTCCAGCGTCGGCTCTTCCTGGCCGCGCAAGTACGTAACTTCGACCGTATCCGCAATGTTGGCGTCGGCGGCCAAGTACCACGCCGTCGGCGAATACTGATCCAGCTCCGCGTCGACAATGATCTCGTAGGAATTGCGGAACACGTTGGCGACGCCGCTATTGGAACTCGACGGTTCGGCTTCGCTCCTCATGTATTGTGCAGCTGTGGTTTCTTGTTCGGCCGGCACGAGCAGATATTTCGGCGAAATATTAAGCGTGGCGATGCCGCGTTGGTCCTTTTGCGTCCGCATCAGCTTGCGGGCCTCGCTCATCGAGTCCGTATTGATCTTGCCTGGCGTACCGAGGTTGCCGTGATCCGCGTGGAACAGGTTCTTGCCGTCATAAATCAGCGGATTGGTCGCGACCATTTTATAGACCAGTTTGTTGACGCCTCGTTTGGCGGAAATGACGTAAGCAGCCGGAACGCGGGACAACATGCCCAGATCGTCGTTAATAAACGCTTCGCGTGTGAAGCCCCAGCTTTTCGCGTAAGTGAGCACGGCCTTTGTCACTTTTTCGTCGGTCATCGGACCGTCAAAGGCAATCGCGCCGTTCTGCGGCAGCAGTTCGAGGTTGCCCGCTTCCGAAATCCGGTAGTGCTCGGCCGCCTTGAAGTCGGAATTGCTGCCTTTCCCCGTCCAGTATTGGAAGGTGGTCGGGGCTTCAGCGTAGGCTTGGGACAGCGTTTTGTTCGCGGCGTCCGAAATGATGCCTTGGAACGTGCTGTCCGGACTCAACGCCCGCTTCAACAGATCTTCGTCGCGGAGCAAGTGAGCGCCGGTTTCGCCCGCCCGGATCAAGCATTCGACGGCCAGGTCGCGCAAACGCAATCCCCGCAGCTCCGTCGCCCCCGGCGCTGGTTTGGCTACCGAACGGGCTGCGCGAAGCAACAAGCCATCCGTTGCCGCTGCCCGGAATTTGTCAATCCCCTCGTCGCCCACCTGAATGCCGGAGCGCTGTGGCTGGCGATCCGCAATTTGCTTTTGCAAAATGGCGTCCTTAACCTTATCCACGGAACTGCCGTCCTCAATGTACGGCGTGGCATCCAGGCCGAAGTTCCGGCAAAGCGTGTTAATCTCCGTTACCCGCGCCCGCTCTGCTGTCGCAGCTTGCTGGGCGGCTTGTGCCGGGTCGACCGCTGGCGGAGCCGCTGTACGCGCTCCATTTCCCTCCGGCGACGCGCTCCCGCCTGGTGCGCCGGTGTCCGGCGCGTGCATCATGCGTTGTGCGGCCAAAGCCAGCCTTTTCAGTCCATTCATTTCTTCATCCTCGCCTTCGTTCTGGTTGCTCCGCCCTACCCCAACAGAGGGATCGGCGGGCGTCGGTTCGATGCTGATTTCAAACGGCTGCCATTTCAGCGCCACGTATGCCGGTCCGGTATGACGGCCGTTCGCCGAGGTCTTACCCGCCTTGACCTCTTCCCACGACGACACGGCATAGCCGACGGACACGCCCTTGATGATCCCTTTTTTCACTTTCTGGAACACCTTGTCGCTGTCTTCGTCATCGTCGAACTGGACTAAAGCTCTAGCTTTACGCTGAGACTCGTCCACCCACACCTTCTGGATGACGCCGATCGGCATTCGGCCGTAATTGGCATCACGACCATGGGCGAACAACAAGACCCCGACATCGGTCAACCGCTCAAGGTCGATCGCGCCGGGGTCATGGCTCAAAATCTCGCTGCCGAAGTAGCGTTCGTAGGGAGCTTCCGATGAAAAGGACAGTTCAACGGTTCGGTCCGCCTCGTTAATCGTATCGCGGCTGAAGGTGAGCGTGCGGGTCAGTTGATTATCCGGCGGCCCCGACGCTCTATGCAGCGTCGTCGGCAAGCTCTTCCGATTCGTCCTCGTCCGGTTCTTCTTCCTCATGCGATTCTTCCTTTCCTGATCGTTCGCCGATCAATTCATTGATTAGGTTAATTTCTGCTGCACGCTGCACCACCACATCCCGCCAATCCTCACCCCGCTCCGCACAGATGCGGGCTAGCGTGTCCTGGTTGGAGTCCAAGGCGATCTTGTTCGCGTCAGCTTCCTTCTTCGGGTCGATCCATGTGCTGCCGGGCGGCACCCAAACATGGGCGGTGTACTTGCTTTTGTCTCTGGCGTAGCCGGGCATATCCAATTTCCCGGACAAGTACATCGACTCCAGGAACTCCAGGTAGACCGGGCGCAGTACGCGGTCAATCATCATTTTTTGCAGCTTTTTGTATAGCTTGCGGTCCTCGATCAGTCCTTGACGTGCCGACGAATAGTTCACCTGGGATAAATCGCGGGATACGGCCTCATAGCTTAACCCCAGCCCGGCCGCGATCATGCGCACCAACGTTGTAATAAATTCTTTCGTGTTGGATGCCTGTCCCGCCGGAATAACGGTCTGCACTTCATCGCCGGGATTCAGCTCCCCGATCATGCCGGGAGACAGCGACACGCCGCTGTAATCGATCTCCTGCCCGCCGCCGCTTCGGACGCCCCGCCCGATGCTGCCGGTGGGCGTTGCCTTTTTGATGAACACAGACATACAGGCCAGCACGCGCTCTTTGATGGACACCGCCTCGATAAATTGATTGGCGTCTTTGATGCGCGGCAGCGCCGTGACCAGTTGAGAGACCTCGCGCACCTGTAGCGGAGACGTTTTCTTGAACAGGAAAATCACGTCTTTAGCCGGAATGCGGACGCTCTCCGTCGGGCTGAAGGCATAGCCATTCGCAAACTTCTTGAAATGATAGGCCAACGGACGATTGAATTCGTCCAACTCCACGCCTTCCACGATTCGTCTGCCCTCGCCCGGCTGCACCAGATTGTTCAGCTCATCGACCGAGCGGAGCTGCAGCTTGAAGGGATAGGCATCGTCCCGCACATACACCTTGACGATAAAGACGCCGCCGTCTACGTAATACCGACGGACAAGCGTTTCGACCATTTCCTCCAGGGACTGCGTGGCGGTAATATCGATGTGCTCGGGCTTGCAGTATTCCTTCCACAGCATCTCGATCTGCTGATTGAGTTCACCGGCGGCATTGCCGACAACGGTGTGCGAAATTTTCGCCTGCAACATAATGCCCGTACCTGTGACGTTGCGCTCGAACGCCTGCAAGATCCCGGCGGCAATGTCGCTGTTATGCTCCAAGTCCTGCGCCCGCGCACGAATCAAGGCGCGTTCCGCCTGCTTAAGTTGCTCATTCGGGGCTGCCGATGGATTCCAACCATGATTCAGCCGCCCGCGTCCGCCCGCATCAAATACACTCATCCCATTTCGCCAAGCCAGGCGCTTATAGGCCCATCTCGGGCTAATTGCCGCAATCGATCGATCCAACCAGTTCACTTTTTACTCACCTCCCTTCAAAGTACGCGAGTCGGAAGATCCCGCCGCCGTCTTCCAAGACTTGAATTTCTCTTTCAAGCCGCGAACGTTCCTCGTACAGCCGTCCTAAATCCGGCCGTTTCAGGCTGCGGCTGCCGATTCGGTACTCCTGCGCCCCGTTTAGAATCGCGCTTATGGCTTTGCGCACTTCGGCTAATTGCTCTTGCAGCGATGCCAATCGTTCTTCTTTCGTCATAACCAGGTCCCACCTCCTTGTACCCACGTGCTTTTCGCCGGTTTTTTGACGGGGGCGAAGCTTGTCACCGGCTTCGGCTCGGAATCGCCATATCTCATGTACCGGATGCCCAAGCAATCCGCCGCAAAGGCGGCATATACTTCGCAGTCCAAGTAATGATTGTCTGCGTGAGCCGTCTTCGGTTTCCAGACCTCGATATCCCGCCCGTTGCGTCGCTCCTTCACCTTTTGTTCCGCCGTGATCTGTTCGGCATAGTCCTGATCGCAGCCCTCGTATACAAACCACCCGCCGGGCTCATCCGGTTTTCGGTTCAGCCGCCCCGCAATAAAGTCCTTGAAGTATGCTCCGTCGACCATGTAGAGCGATATGCCAAACAGACCGCGTTCTTCGCGGTCGATCTTGGTTAAGCGATATTTCGCGGGCAATGGCGTGCTGGAGCCTTTCACCGCGACGGCCCACTCCACATTTTTCGCACAAAAATCATACGTATCGTCGGCATTGTAGCCGGAGTCTATCGCGCAAAGATTAACGAAAAACTCGTCGCCGTCGCGAGACTGGTAGGAAATATTCATGACATCTTCGATTTGCGTCCACGTTTCCGCGACGCCGTGCCGAATATTCTGACTGGTCATCCCTTCGCCCCAGGCGCGAATGGTGTAATACATTCGATCTTTCTGCACGTCTACGCCTGCCGTCAGCAGCAGCGCTCTGTCCGGCACAACGCCTTCCTCGTATCCGCTTGTCCTTTCCAAGACCTTATCGCTGTTGAGCTTGACCTGAGTCTGTTCCCAAGGCTCCGCCAGCCAGCTATTGATAAAGTTCATCAGCTCGTCCGGATTTTTCTTGGTCGTCAAGAACTCATAGGCGACATCGCCGAAGCGAACCCATGGACTGTAAATGGCGTTTAGGTGGAATCCGGTTTTGTTTCCCCGGATTGTTTTGCCGTCGGCCGTCCGCCATTCGCCCGCTCGCAGCATCTGCGGCTTATGGGCGTCGCGTATAACGCCTTGGCAGCTTTCGCATTCGTAATAAGCGGTAGACCTGACCTTTTCGGCCGGGAGTGCGCTGTCGAATTTGATCTGTTTGAACTTGAACGTATGAAACCGGCCGCAATGCGGACAGGGGGCGTTATACCAAAGCTGGACATCGACGTTCTCCCAAGCCTGCCAGATGGGACCGTGCTTTAGTGTTGGCGTTGACGTTTGCACAATTTTCTTGTTAAACGGGAACGTCTTCGTCCGTTCACGCGCAAGCGAGCGCGGGTCTGCTTCCTTTCCTGCGTTCTTCGGATATTTGTCCACTTCATCCATGAACAAGTAACGAATGGCTCTGCTGGACAGTGAAGCTGGGCTGTTCGCTCCTGCGACAACGGCGTACATCCCGTCGAATTGCAGCTCCAGCACTTTACTGTCTTCATCCCGGTAGCGTTCGCTGAGGGCCGGGCTTAGTTTCACCATCGGCTGCAAGCGGTTCTTCGACGTATATTCGGCAAGGTCAAGCATCGGATAAACGACAAGTGCCGGGTTCGGGTCTTGCGCGACGACGTAGCCAAACATATTGTTCAGTGCTTCGGTCCCGCCGACTTGCGTCGGTTTGACGAATACAATCTCTTCGATCCGGGCGTCTGTAAATGCATCCATGATCCCGCGCAAGTACGGCGTGCGATCCGTTGACCAGGGGCCAGGCTCCGCAGACGTTTTGCTGTCGAGAATCCGAAAGCGATCCGCCCATTCCGATACCGTCAATTTTTCAGGCGGCTTTAAGACTTGGAGCGCGGCGGAGATCCACTCCGGCCACTCATGATTTTTTCGCATCGTACACACCCCGGACGGACAACTGCAGCAGCGCCGCGTTCGTGGTATCCGCAATGTTCTGTTCAATCACCCGAACTTGGTCGGGGTCCACATACGGCGCAATCTCAACGGCGATCTTCCGGCTGAAGCCTGTCATCGATCGGCGAAGCGAAATCAAAAACCGTTGAAGCTCGCCCACAACATCCTCGCGCCGGATGAATTCACCCTTGGCGATTTCATTTTTCAGCGTTTCTTTTTCAGCTTGCTGCTTCTTCAGCTCGGCTTCGTAATAGAGCTTTTGTTGGGCAAGCGTCATGTCCTCTTCGCTGTCCGCCTTCTTCTTCACGCCTCGGTTCTCCATCACCCAGGAAAAGGCATCCCGGAGGGAAAACCAGCCGTTCGCCCGCTTCGGCATACCGGCCTTCGTCCACTGTGCAAGCGTATTGCGGTGTATATTGAGTATGTCGCAAAGCCCGGAAGTGTTGATGCATAAGGCTCCGTCGATCATTTTCGTCTTCGTATTTTCGGCCAAAATTCCCCCTCCCAAATGCACAATGCACACTGTGCAAAAAATTTAAAACTCGGTGAGATTTCGGGCTCACGCGGACCCGCACTCTACCCCCACCCCGGGAAGGACCCAGGCTCGGTTGGACTGTGTTCATACCACCACCTCGCTTTGGAATCAAACGCAAAAGAGGCCGTCCGGATTCGGACAACCTCTGTAGCTCGTTTTTTTATATGTTTCCACGATGTGATAATATCACGATTTTGCAACGGCGTCTTTCACTTTTGTTTCATTATTTATTCGGCTGCTGATTTTCGTCACGTAACTGTACGAACAGTTCAGCTCATCGGCTACCTGTTGAAGCTGCTTTCCCTCAATGCGCTGTTTAAAGAATACGCTATACTCGATCCCTCCGAGGCTTCCCAAACGGTCATCCATTCTCCTCTTTAGATTCCGCTTCGAATCGAGTTCCCGTTCGATCGATGCCATACGCTCGATAATGCTATCGTATTGTGCAAGCGCCTTTGGTAGATAAACAACGTGGCCCCATACGTCTCTTTCGTTTCGTTGGAGCTGTCGGATCAGATCCTCGTGCAGCCATTCCAGCAGCTCTATTTCTCCTACCAAATCTTGATATGATTCGATAATGATCACCGGCATTTCCCTCCCGCTTCCCTATTTAATTCCCTGTACCGTAACGCTGATACCGGTATAATTCGATTGCCTTCATCTCTTCCGGCGAGGCAAAAATATGGATGGTCTTCTTCCTCTTGTTTACGTCGTAGTCCACATCGACGAAAAAGTCATCCATGTACTTATGGATATTCAGCAGATAGATGGTCCCTTGCTCCACATCATTAAGGATTATCGTATATAACCCGCTGGTTATGGCCTGTCACCCGTTCCGACGCCCGGAACGTAGTCGATCCACCCGCCGAGCTCGGGATTAAACCATTGGGCCCCCGCGTGACTGAATCCGAAACCGCTAATATCGATGCTTCCCCCGTCATTCGCGGTCATATCAACAATCGCCTGAAATACCACGCCGATTTTCATCAGCTTTTCGCGGTTTTCCGGGTTATTCGCCACAAACGCATAATATAAGGCAGATCCGTCGGCGTCGTAATCTATGATTTCTATGGAATTGATGATTGCCAGCTTGTCCGCGGTATCCGCACCTTTATTGGTCATAATATTCACCAGTTGAGCCATGCCCGGCAAGAATCCTCTTGCCATATATCCTGTCATTGGTTATCTCTCCTTTGCTAAATCTTCGAACTACGCAGCAACTTCCATACTTTATTATTAGTCCAATCTACAAAAATGGAGGGATTTGGAATCCTTTGTCGAATATATTTATCACCAAATATGGAGGTGATGCTGAATGGCAGAATACTGTCCTGCTTGCGACAAAAAAACTTTAGAGATTGAAAAAACCGAGGATGATGTTATTATTAAGTGCACCGACTGTGGTTACGAATTTGATTGAAAAAACTATGGCCCTTCGACAATAGGGCTATTTTTTGTTTTCTGTAGGCATCTCCTTCCTGCACTTAATGGGTCGTTAGTGCAAGTCTTCGCGGTGCTCAGCGACGCTTAACTCGGCGTGTAGCGTCTGCGCCATCAGAAGGGCATGACAATGCTTTTTCCAGTAATCAGTCCATATTTCACGGTATCGGCCCCGGTGGGGGAAATACTCCTCGATTACATCCATCTCGTTTTGATAAATCCTAGCGGCCATCCACCAATGATCTATTTCCGCTTTAATCGCCTTGGATGGTTTAGGGATTGACGTTGCCCATTTGACCGTTGCCACGTCCTATCTCTCCTCCGTCCAGTTCCAAAACCCTTGTTGTCCCTTAGCCGGGAGCGGCACTGGCAAAGGTTGAACATCGGTCAGTTCCCAGGCATAACGGCCTTCGGAAAAATCTCCGAACTGATATTCTTCCGTCGCAGGGGTTATTCCGAACATTCTATTGCCTGAACTTAAAACGCTCGTTTCTTTAACTGGAACGTCTGCGATCCCAATCACCCGCCAGCATTCCGTCATGTTGGCCGTAGCAACGATCTTTCCAGTCGGTAAATCAGCAAGGTGAACGATTCCGTGTTTCCGCAGGGTTTCACATATCGGCCAATCGCAGAATGCGAGCTCGTCTATTTTCTTCCCGGCGTGGATCGCGATAGGGCCCCGGTGCTTCGTAGGCCATCCGCGAGTCTCGAATCGTTTTTCTCCAAGGGCGATCAGCGTCGCCCATGGTTGATGGATGGTTATGGCTTTCATCTAGCTATTCACTCCTTATTATTGAAATTGCATTACAGGCTGCAGCGTCGCCGTCCGGCACTCGGCAATCTCCACATACTGAGGTCCGATCTCGATAATGGTCGGTACGCGCCCTTGTTCGATGGCGACCTTGTAAGTGGTCCCGCTACCTCCGAACGGATCTAGGACTTCGCCACCAACCGGAGCGCCGGCGAGTATGCATGGTTCGATTAACTTCTCCGGAAACGTGGCGAAGTGGGCTTCTGGGAATGGCTGCGTTGCGACGGGCCATACACTTCGCTTATTTCGCATGCCGTTGTAATTGATGTCTTCCCGCTCCGGCCTATGTTGCGACGCTTGCCCCGGCGGCGGACTTTCGCTTACGGCTCGTGCAAAGGAATGTGACTTGCTTCGTCCCTTGCGGTGAATCGTTCCGTGCGATCCCACTTCCGTATCCCATCCTGTGGGAATCCTGAAATTTCCGCTTTGCTTTCGGTGGCCACCGGACTGATTATCGTAAGTTTCACCATGTACGTAGCTCCCGCCCCTAAACCCGTTTGCCCATTCGTCTTGTACGCCTGGTTCCTTGATCGCTTCGGCATCGTAGTAGTATCGGGGCGACTTGCTGAGTAGAAATATATATTCGTGTGCTTTAGTAGGGCGGTCGCTCACACTCTCCGGCATCGGATTGGTTTTAGCCCAAATAACGTCGCTTCTGAGGTACCATCCGTCCGCCTGGAGCGCGAAGGCTACGCGCCATGCTTGGCCGACAAGATCCTTGATCTTGATTCCAGAATTCGCGGCGGTCGCGTAGCAGTCCCCGAAATTGATCCATATCGTGCCGTCATCCCGCAAGACTCGCCGAACCTCACGATATACGGCGACGACATGGGCGACGAACATTATCGGCGTCGGCTCTAGTCCCAGACACCCCGTCCATTCCGGGACAGTGACCGGTGGCAATCCCGGCATCGGTGTATAGGTTATCTCCGGCCAATCCGTCGGCGAGATCCCATAGTCCCGAAGCCCCCAATACGGCGGGCTGCTGACACTGGTATAAAATTTACCGGCCGGGAGCGTCGGCATGATTTTCATGCAGTCTCCTTGTATGATCATTCTGCCTCCGGGATGACGAGTTCTCCGTCTACGATTACCATTTCGATTTGTTCGAATTGTTCTTGCTGGCTCATGCCCACTCCCCCTCCCGGAAAACTCTCGGCACGATGATAAAGACGGACTTGTCTGCATCGCTTGTAATCGTTACGTTCTTACCGATCTGGATTTTGACTTCCGAGCCTTCGACCGCGTCTAGAATGGCTAGCAAAAATACCGCGTCAAGGCATATCCTCGTATTTTCCCCGGTAAACTCCCCAGGTTCGATCGACTCTTGGATTCGTCCCGCTTCACCTTTGCCTAAAATGGTGATTACGTCCGGTGACGCGTCTATTAGCATGTTTTTCGCGGTACCGTCCCCAATTATTTTGATGCGGGCAGCCGCATCGGCCATTTCCGATTTATTGACCCAAAACGAGGCCTTGCCTTGAATCTCTATAGAATTTTCGATTTTCGGATACGTCCCCTCCAAATTAGAAAAATAGACGGTGGAGGATTCCGAAGACAGAATCGTCCGGTTTCCAGCGAACGAGAAGGTCACTTCTTCCTCATCCGAGAACAGCGATTTCGACTTACTTAACTGCGTTGCATTAATAGCCACTTGGAAATCCTGTTCGATTTCCGCTTCTTGTGGAATGATCGCCATTTTTCGTTTATCACAACTGGAGAATGATATCCCTTCAAATTCCCGCTTGATGCGGATACCTCCGAGTATGGGCATATTGTCTTGCGCCTCTGCTGCAAAACTCGTTCTCCTGACCAATTCCCCAAGCTTCGCGCCCGAAATCTTGAAAGTAGCTTCCCCCTTAGCCGGTCTGAACGTGTACTGCTCGGAGTTAATGCCGGATAGCTTGAGTTTGATTTTGCCGACTGATATATGGGCCTCCACCCCTTTAAGGTCGATCGTGATCTCCTCGGAGGGCATAGTTTTGATAATTTCTATCAATTTTTTGGCGGGTAGGACGATTGATCCGAGACGGACGATCTGCATATCCTCCTCCGGGATAGTACGAACAATGGTATGGCCGACGTCCGAGCCGACGAGACGCAACCCCGCTTTACTCAAGCTCAAGAGAATACCAGTCATTGCCAGGCTGGGGTTTTTTCCGTTGATTGCGTGATTGACTTGGATAAGCGGCTCTAGCAAGTTGGACTTATGAATGCGTAAGTGCATTGGGATCGCTCCTCCTATTTATTGAATCTATTCCTTTCCGTTCAGTAGCCCCCAAACGGAATCAACGACTGCCAAATAATCCAGCGGAACACCGCGCCCCGGTTTCACCTCGAAACCCTCCCGCTCCATGTCCGCGATATAGATGCTCTTGCTTCCGCGGACTGCCGACGATTGCAATCGCCACAGTCTTTCGAGCGAAGGATACGGAAGCAGAAACGTCCGTCTGGCGGATTGATACTCGACGAGCAGGAAACTCACAGCTCCGCCGATATAATGCGCCCGGGACAAATAATCGAACTGGTGCGGTTCCAGATTGGAAAATGGGAATCGCACTCCATTGGAAACCGATTTTGCTTCGAAAGCAATTCCGCGTTGCTTGTAATGGCCGTCATAGTCGACCGTCGAAGGAGTTGTAAGCCGACCGCTCACACGATTTCCCTTTACGGACGTGATTTTGACAGGTGTGGGCCGTTTGTTGATAAGCGCGATCTTCCTAGCCTCATACTGGGTGTTGCAATATTCGATCAACATTTCAAACGCCATCCCGCGATTCGCTAGATTCATCTCTGCACCTCGTAATATTGGATTAGGCCCGCTTCCGTCCCGAGCTCTTGGCGCCCTTGGATTCGAGCGTCCCGCGAAACTCCTTTGCCTCCGGTTGCGACCGGCGAAGTTTCAGGTAGACGGCCCATCCGGTTAACTCGTTGTACACAGACTTACATTCCGTCAGGTCCCATTCGGGATACAGCTTCCGCCAAAACGTTTGATTGTCGATTTCGTCTTTGACAATCATTTCGAGCTGCCTGCGGGTGTATTTACTGTCGTTGGTTCGATACTCCGGCCGTTGAAGGTTCTGTGAGCTGCTCCAACGCTTTTTCCCTGCTGGCTCCTTGGACAGATATCTCGCAAGAGCCTCAAGTCCGTAATCGTTCGGTTTCAACCGGTCAGCGTTTACGTATCCAATCAGGTCGCCTTGCTTCTGCCCCCGCTTCCGCGGTCGTCGCCACAAATCCTCGACCGTATCCCGCTCCAGTCCGCCCGCCATAATGATGTGATGATGGATTCGAACCGGCTCGTCCGCTTTTCCGCTGTATTCAGTCACGAGCACGTACTTGAGAGGGGGCAGCCCCTCCCGCTTCCGCCTATGGATTATCCGCCGAATATAATTGGCCGCTTCCTTTTCCGCCTCTTCCACCGTCTCCGGCACTACGGCATAGGTGACGGTTACATGCAGATCGTTCGCACCAAAGTTCGTGTTGATCAATTGGGTAAAATAACGCTTGGCGTTTTTGTCGTTCAGGTTCCGTTGCTTGGGGGCGGAGACTTTCTCCTTCTTGCTCCGCTTCCGCGGAACCGGCCCCGCCTGGGTCAACGGGTATATGTCCACTTCCATAAACTGCTTCCCGCAGTAAATCTTCTTCTCTCGTACAAAACTTCTCACGCGGCACTCCCCCGGCTCCATATTGCCGTAAGGGGTATTCCAATCCTGCTGCATACGCTGGAGGGGGTTGCCGCCTCCCACCAGCCTTTCTATTAACCTTCCATCTCCTTTCACGGCTGCATCGCAGGAAAGATAATACCCATTACGAGCCCGATAACGCTCGGCAAAAGCGTTGTCCGTCGCCGCGAAATCTGATACAATGGAAGTAGTTGACATGTATCATATCGCGACGATTTCGCCCCGGGGCCGCATCCCTCAATGCAGCTCACGGGGCGATTTCTTTTTTCTTTCCAATTCAGCGCGACCAACGCCTCCGATTGACCGCGATCGCGTTGCTGATGATTGCCAGCTTTTCCGAAAGCGTCAGCACGCCCCAGCTTTTTCGGCTAATTCGCATAATCTCACGTCCTCTGTCTACCAGGTTTCTCGTGAATCGAGATAATCCGGTAGGAATGATGAATTTCGAAATCCGACTCGGCGTCAAAGTGGCTTCCGGCGACGACTTCCGCGAACACGGAACCGTGCCGCGGATGATGAAAACGTACGATGTATGTCCTCATTGAATGCTCCGCTCCTCCTGATCCCTCATCCAAGCGTCAAGTACAGATTGGCGGAAGCGGAATTCCGGCTTTGTCGATCGCATTGAGCCAACTGGAATATGCTTGATTCTCTTTTCCGCACAGAGCTTGTACAAAGTCTGCGTGGATATCCCAAGATGTTCGGCGGCTTCTCTGCTGTTCAGAGTCCGATCCTGATAGGAGCGTACGAACGTGTCCTCCAATTCCTTACGAACGCGTTCGGCGGCTTCGGCTACGATCTACTCATACATTGTGGCGAATGCGTTTGCGGCATTCATGGTTGAAACCCTCGCTTTCTGTCGAAAATTTCTATCCTTTTTCAAATTGAACCTGGATTTGAACGGTCACATTGATAGCATCACTGAATTTAACAAGGTGTTTGCTCGTCTCCCGTCGAATAATGGAAATAACCATATTTGAGAGAGGTATAAAAATGGAACAAAACACGATTGGTGGTCATTTCAAAAACTTTCAAAATAGCTTGCGAATTGTTAACCGACAAATCGCAATTATGCAACAATCTTCCAACGCTGGCATCACCGCTGATCTAAAAACTCTTTACCGAGCTATAGATCGAGTAAATTTAGGAGTTCAGGGATTGCCGCCACAAATAATAAAAATCGTAGAAAGAAATAATTATCTGATGGCCAGAACGATCGGCACCCAATTGGCCGAAATTCATGAGAGAATTCAATTTTTGTCCCATGAAGTTTCGATAAAAGACAAATTTCTTAATGAGCTTATTCCTGCCGAATTCTATCCTGAAATAGAAAAGGTTGTTTCGATTGTTGAACCTGTATTCCCGCAGCAAACATCCGCCGATTTAGTCGAATCAATTACGGTTCGCAACCGAGAAGATTCGTCTAATGAACAGTTATGGACCTGGGAATCCTTGCGATGGTTTCTAGCGCTCGTCGCCTCTTTAATCTCCGCCTTCTATATTGCTCAACAAGGTGCTGAACAACTTGAGCGCCACCACCACGAACGGACGGATCAGCTCGAACGACATCACAGGGAACAGATGGATCAAACCGAACGACATCACAAAGAATCCATCACAATACAAAAAGAAGAAGCCGGGGTTCTTCATAACTTTATGGAGTTCATTGAGAGTCGACTTCCACCCGATCAAGCCATTCCCGAAATCGATCCTGTAGTTCCTGAACCTCTTGAGTAGATTTTTTCGATTTCTCTACATTCTCCTTAATGCGATCAACAGCACGTTTATACTCATCGTTGATCGCTTCTTTCTGTTTTAAAAGTTGACCGTATTGCTGGTTTAGCTTTGTTCTTTCGAAGTTGTTTCATATCCCCCACAAGGTGAAGACAGTTAGTAGGATCGTTGCTGTTGTATAGAGTCGTCGCATCCACTTACCCATTCCTTTCCACCTCACTTTCCGATTCAGTTTTCAAAGGCCGCCAATCAGGCGGTGCTGTTTGTTGCAAGATTTCATTTGTCGAATATTTCCTGCTCCTCTGGTAAAATGGTAGTTGTCCAGACTGCCAAATTTCGAGGAAGGAGACGTTGCCATGTCACTAAATCGTTACTATGTTGATGCAAGTTGCTTATCTGTTGAAGATCGAGTGGCTCTATCCAAGAGAATCGAGCAACGAGCTTTTACCTTTGCAGTACATCTTGGTCGTGTTGGATGCTACGACGTTTACTGGGATGGCACTCACGATTTACGCGAAGTGCTTGAAATCCCCGATTCGTGTGAAGTCACTCTTCTGGCGTGATGAGGATTTCACTTTTTTGTGTGCCTGGGTCGTACTCGACAACGATCCGGGTCTTTTTATTCCAGTCGATAGCCTCAAATATCCCCATTGAAATAGCAAAAAGCTTCTGCATGAACTCGCTATTGACGGAAATGCAAAGCCCCTTTTTGGGGTTTCGTTCGTTCATTGGTCGGCTCCTTTCTGTCGAATATTTCCTGCCCCTCTGCTAAAATGGTGGTTAATCGGACTGACCGCATTACCCAGAAGGGGGATATCACTAATTGATTAATGCTTTCGAAATTTTTGAAAATGCAACTGACTACGATAAAGGGTTGTTTATATCCGCTCTTGATAAACACATCGAAGACCTTCCGCGTTTGCATGACCACGTTTCGACTAGAGTTAAAGAAAGAGAAAAGATTATGGTCCTCAAAGAAAAATTCAATGCTGGCGTTTATGGATTTAGTTATGATCAGTTGGTGTTTTTTCTTAATTCATTTAACTATTACGCGAATTCTGCCAACACCAATGAGGATTTAGACGATTCCGCCCGAGAGATGCTATGGATGAAGGCAAAGAAATACTCTAGACAGATCGAGGATGTTCTGGATGAGTACCGTAAGTAACGAATTCATGTATTCCATAAAATTCCTTCTTCAAAGATTCCTGTTGTTGAATTATCAGCGAGACTTTCTCTTTATACTCCCGCTCGCTCATTTCGCCCGATGAGCGGGCTTTTGCATATCCCCGGAAAATATCAAATAACCGTTCGTATTCTCTCATTATTTCCGATTGTCTTTGGCTAGCCTCTTGCCTTTCAGGCGAATCAGTTACTTCTGCTTCCCCTTCCACACCCCTTCACCTCCTTTCCGATTCAGTTTTCAGGGGCCGCCGATCAGGCGGTTTTGCTTGCTGCCTCCTTCAGCTCTGGTAAAATTGTCGAAAGGAGGGAGGTGGAACATTATGATAGGACCAGATGAGTTTCAAGAGATTGAAAATGCTGCTATTCAACGATTCATGGAATCGTTAGATCACCCTGATCCCAAGTTGGCCGATGCAGTTGTACAAATAGCTGCGCGTGTTGCCGCTATCGCGATACAGGAATACGACCGTAAACTTCGTGAGAAGGACGAATTGAAAGGGTAAGGTCAGTGATAAGCGCATTTTTGACTTCTTGAACCATATCCACCTGTTGCCGCTCTTGAGCTTCCACCTCAAGGGCGGCGATTCTCTTTTCCAGAGCTGCCAACCTCTCTTCCATTCTTTCACCTCACCTTCTATTCAGTTTTCAAAGAATAACCCGGCATTCGTCAGGCGGTGTCATGAGCGGGCTTTTGCATATCCCCGAAAAATATCAAATAACCGTTCGTATGCTCTCATAACTTCCGCTTGCCTTTGTCTAGCCTCTTGCTTTTCCACTCCCCTCACCTCTCTTTTGTTTAGGGTATGTCGTTTGTTTCTTCAAGTATCTTTTAGGACACTTTTTCATTAAAAAAAATTGACATCATTTTATCCGTGCCAATCTTCAATTCCTTGGAGATTGCAAGTATCTCTTTTCTATCAAACTCGCATTTCCCTTTTAATTTTCGGTAAAAGGCGCTCTTGCTGATGTTAATTCCTTGATTCTCTTTCAGCCCGTTAATGAAATCGTCGACGCGCAATCCTTCCATCACCAATACCGCCTTCAAAGCATTGCTGTCCATGTCACCACCCTCCTTCTCTTTTTATAGTGTCTTTTACGACACTTTTATTTTATTCCATGATTTTCATTGAGTCAACCCTTAAAAGACACTTTTTATCACTGAACAGATTCTACAGTTGCATAAAAGACACTAATTGTATATAATTACAAACAGATTGGAGGAGTTCAAGTGAATGAATATAGTGGCCACCACCTACAGAAGAGGAGGAAGGAGCTAAAACTTACCCTCGAACAAGTTGGGGACATGGTTGGCGTCGGAAAAAGCACTGTCCGGAAGTGGGAAACTGGCGATATAGAAAACATGCGTCGCGATAAGATCGCCCTTCTTGCCAAGGCCTTACAAACTACCCCCCTTTACATTATGGGTATAGATGAACCTATCGGTGATCTCACCGCTGACGAACCTCTCATTTCTGACGATGATGTTCTATTTTTGAATAAGTTCAGGTCTCTCGACGAAAAAGGAAAATACACCGTCAGAGCCGTCCTTAACGTCGAATACGACCGCTGCACAAAGCCATACCTCGAAGTCGTTGCGGCACATAACGAAGACTATTCAGAAGAACAGCAGCGCCTAATAAAAGAAGACTTAGACGATCTTGAGAAGCTCCACGCCAGAAGGAACAAACCGAGGTGATGCTATGGTATACGACCGATTACAGACAGCAGCCGCCCGGCACGGTTTGTATGTTTACGAAGTTAATCTAAAGTCCCGCTCCAAAGGCGTGATCAGAGGTAGCATCGTCGGTATCGACAGGAATTTGACTACCGCTGAAAAAGTCTGCGCTCTCGCCGAAGAATTCGGCCACTATCAAGTGACGGTCGGCGACATAACCGATCAATCAAAGCTGGGCAATCGCAAGCAAGAACGCCGCGCTCGGGAGTGGTCTTATAATTACCTAATTCCGTTGGAGCGGATCGTTGAAGCCCATCATGCGCGCGTTAAGGGCCGCCACGAAATTGCTGAGTACCTGGGCGTAACAGAAGAGTTTTTGCAGGCGACCATTGATCGCTACATAGACAAGCATGGTTTGTTTGTCGTCGTCGACGATCGGTATACTGTCATCTTGGAACCCTTGGCCGTTATCGAACGATTTATCGAATAGTCTCTTACAGTGACAAAACTATCAACCTTCGCGCTTTCCAGCCGAAAGGCTGTTTATCATACATCACATAAGAACACATGTTCTTTTAGTGGAAGGAGATTGGAAATGGCTTACGTAGAAAAGCGCAGCGCGAACACCTGGAGGCTGAATCTCGTTGTCGGCTATCATCCAGATGGCAGAAAGATTATGGAGCGGAAATCTATCGAAGTCGAAGACGCTTCCTTGCTTCGTGCGCCAAAGAAACTGAAGGAGTATCTTCAGGGAGAGCTCTATAAATTCAAAACGGAGGTGGAATCTGGTTCATATGTTGCTCCCGATAAAATGTTGTTCTCTACATTTGTTATTGATGAGTGGCGAGAGAAATTCGCTAAAAAGGAGTTTTCGAAAAAAACTCTTAAAAATTATAACGGCCACATCAATAAACACATCATCCCGGAATTCGGTTTCATGCAGATCAACCAAATTGTAACGATGCATGTCGTCACGTTTATTGATAAACTCAGTAAGCCCGGTGCGAGGAAAGACGGGCGAGGCGATACGCTTTCTAACAGTACTATTTTGTATATTTACAAGGTTCTGAAGAGTATTTTTAACCAGGCCGTTGAGTGGAGGGTTATTACAAATAACCCTATGGCCGGGGTAAAGAAGCCAAAGGTTGAAAAGAAGGAAATGAAGTACTTCACTACGGAGGAGGCTCACGAGGCCATAGCAGCCCTGTATAAGGAGCCTGTAATGTGGCGGCTATATATGCTCGGGGCAATGATCGGAGGATTTAGACGGGGCGAGCTGGTGGCGCTAACGTGGGATGATGTGGACTTTGATGCCGGAACGATCCGGATCGACGAAAACATACCTCTAACTGAAAATGGGGAGGCTGTCATCGAAGCCCCAAAAACGGAAGGCTCGGCGGACATAGTCGATATGCCGGAATGGTATATGGACGAACTTAAATCATACGAACGCCAATGGAAAAGGAACTATTGGCAGATGCGTGACAAATGGAAATGTACAGATGACCGTCGTTACGTCTTTCACGCGGGCTACGGGAAGCCAATGTATTTTTCGAATCCGTCGCAATGGTGGAAAAAGTTCCTGGAGCGTCATGGGCTGAAACATATTCGCCTTCACGATCTGCGGCATACGACGGCGACACTGCTGCTGGAGAATGAGACGGATATGAAGATTATTCAAGCCCGTCTTCGCCACTCCCAATATTCTACGACCGCCGATCTATACGCACACGTAACAAAGAAGGCAAGCAAAGCAACCGCCAGCAAGTTCGATCAATTCGATCCTAAATCTAAAGAGGGTTAA